AGTTTTAACTAACTATGTATTTAGCCCGACTTGATCGGGCTAAGTCATTATAAGATATAAATTTATAAACACTTAACAATTGAAAGGTAAAAAATATAAAATGAAATATATAACAAATTTAATGCTAGTGGCTACCATGGTTATTAGTGGAGCTGCATTTGCAGATCCAACAGCAAGCTCAGGTTCTCTATCTGGAGCATTTGCAAATACAAATTCTACAGCAGGAGCAATTGGCTTTATTGATCAGTCATCTAATACTTCAATAGTTGAAGCATCTGATTTAAGTAAATCTGTCCCAGGCGTCTTTGCAGCAGGCACAACAGCAGGTGGATCTAATCCATGTGTCGTTTCTATCGGTGGTGGTGGTTCTGGTTCAGGATTCGGCTTCAACTTCTCATCAGCTTATAATGATGGCGAGTGTCAAATCAGAGAATCAGTAAGACTAATGTCTGCAATCGTCAAAGGTGATGATCCTCAAAACCAAATCTTCTTAAGAGAAGTTACATGTCAATCAACTATTTATTGGGATGCAATGGAAAGAACATTTGCTGAAACAGATGATATGAGATTCTTCTGTGATAATCCAAGACCAGAAAATGGAATTGTAAAAATCAGAGATAGAAAACATCCAGTAGCTCATAGAGTAGTTAAAGTACAACCAGTAAGTGTTGGATATGCAAATAACAGCACAAGCAATCATAACGGTTTCTGGTAAGAGAAGGGGAAGATAAGATATGAAAAAGATATTAATAAGTCTTCTATTAGCCCTACCACTAAGTGTTATGGCTCATGATGAATGGCATGATGTAAATGTAGAAACAGTAGAGAAAACTGTTAACTTTGATACAGCAAAAGACCTAGTTAAAACAAAAGGACTTAAGACCCTTGGAACACTTAATAAAGAAAAGTTACGTAACTCAGAAGTTACGATTACTGGATATACAGATAAAAGAGGAAGCCAAGATTATAATGATAAGCTTGGTCTTCGCAGGGCTAATGCTGTCTTTTATGTTCTGGATGTTCCTGCTAAAGTAGTTTCAAAAGGTGAATCTGAAGCCATACAATCAGACACAAAAGATATGTGGACTGATAGAAAAGCAGTTGTTAAAGTAAAAACTACTGAAGTAACATATTTACCAGTATACTTAATTGGCGAAGACCATACAGTTGCTGGACCTTTAAACCATCTTTACTATGGAACAGAAGGTAAATGGACTAACCGTGGACTAACACGATAAATCCTTAATACTATTGAAGTTTATTCTGAAAAGTTATAAACTGGAAGCCTCTCCATGCAAATGGCGAGGCTTTTTTTATACCCAAAGGAAACTATAATAATGAAAAATACATTCTCTAATCAGCAAGAAATACTACAGATGTTAACAAAATCTGCAGAGCTGAAAAAGGATACACCTATGCCCGTATTAGAGCCAACAAAGATAGAAAAGGCACATACTGATAATGTGCCAATGATAGGACTAAATGGAATCAAGGTAGAGCAAGATGGCATAATGTCAAAGTCTGGCTACTTCGATATGCTAGAGTTTGATAGAGATAAATACTCAGATATAGTATTCACAGAAGTAGAAGCAAAGAGAATATCTATGTCACTAAGAACAATGTCTACTGGTATCAATGCTGCAGTACCAATGATATGTGCTGGTGAACAGTGTGCTTTCGCCAAAGGGTGTCCATATGTAGAAGCTGGTAAGCCGCCCATAGCTAGACCCTGCCTAGTAGAAGGACAACTAATCATATACTGGACTAAACAGTTTATAGAAGAATTTGATGTAGATGTAGGAAACTATACAGAACTACAACTAGTTTCAGAACTAGCTGAGTTCAATATATATGAACTAAGAGTAACAAAATACTTAGCAGATAAGCATCCCACATTAATGCAGGACGTAATAACTACAGTAGATAACAATGGTGAAGTAATAGAGAACCAGGAGATATCAAGAGCCTTTGATTTAAAAGAGAGAATCAAGAGGAATAGGATGAAGGTCTTAGAGGCATTGATGGCTACAAGAAAAGAAAGAGTTAAGCTGTCAACAGAAAGAAATAAGGGACAATCAACTGCTACTAAATTAACAGAGCTAAGAGAAAAACTAGAAGAGTATCTAGGAGAAGTAGCAAAACAAGAACCAGTAGACGCAAAGGTTGTAGAAGATGAGACGATTTAAACCAAAACTTAAACACAATAAGGTGCTAAGTAAGAAAGTAAAAAAAGGTAAAAGAAGCCGTCTATTAAAGGAACTAAAAGAGAAAGGATTCGTAAGACATAAGAACTCTAATTCTTATGTCTCAGGACTATTCTGGTCTACAAAGAATAATAAAGAATATATATTTAGATCAACATATGAATTTGCTTACTTCTTTATGCTAGAGAATGATGGTAATGTTGAGTCATATATTGTTGAGCCTTTTGATATATTATATCGTAGCCCTAAAGACAACAGGATACATAGATACATTCCTGATATAATAGTGCTATATAAAGATGGGTCCTTAAAGATTATAGAAATAAAACCAAAGTGTATGACTACTGATCCCGTAGTAGTAAGAAAAGCAGAAGCAGCAAGAAAGTATATCAAGCATATTAAGATGCAAGCTACATACGAATTCATAACAGAAGAAGACATATTCCATACAAATAAGGATTATGTAAAACTCAAAAATTTATTAATGAAAGATGAAAAAGGTTTATTCTAAATGGGTAATGGTAAAAATAATACTACAAATTCTAGCAGTTCATTTTTTGCACAAGCAAAAGATAGACTGCAATCCATCGATATAGAAACATCCGGTCTTGATGAAAAGAAGAATTTTATATGGTCAATGGGTAGAGCAGGTAAAGGTGGAACAAAAGAGTTCTTCGTAACACCACCCAGTGAAAAGGAATACCAATCCCTATTAGATAATAAGATATTCAATATAGAAGGATATCATGATGCATATAAAGAATCAGTTAGAACAGCTAAAGATGTACCATTAAATAAAGCAATAAATAGTCTCTTTGATCAAGTAGATAAAGAGTCTATTATATTAGTGCAGAACTTAAATTTTGAAAATAAATTCATAGGTGAAGCACTAAGAGGTGATGCTGGAAAGAATATAAAAGATATGTTTCCAGATGCAAAAGATCCAAGTAGTGGAAGGATACTTAATACCTCAAAAGAAGTCACAGATCTAAGACACAAGGCAATGCGCAAAGAGGCATTGCTGGGTAGAACAAAGAACCCAGAAGCAAGAAAGAATATATTAAATGATATATCCTCAACATACAACAAGCTACTTGGAGAATATGATTCATCTTTCAGAAGGAAATCTGGTGCAGTTACAGTAGAATTGATGGATGTATCAAAAGCCATGTTCTCCCTAGCAGCACAAAAGAATCAGGTATCATCACAACATATCGGTTCAGGTCTAACAGTAGACTTCTTAAAAAAAGCTCTATTTGCAGGTACTGGAGCAGAGAAACATACTGCAGCAGCTGATGCCGAAGACCAAATAAAGATATTCAATAGAATGGGTCAGTTATATAGAAAGTTAGATACTAATACATTATCAGGTGAAGATCTTAAAACATTTGCTAGAATTAAAGCAGCACAGCCATTTGAATCTTCAAGACAATTCATATCAGGATTACGTAATACATTAGAAGAGATACAGAATAAAGGTTATACAAAACTATTAGATCCAGAGTTGGTAGGTTATCAACCAAAAGCAAAAGTAACAGCTGATCCAGAAAAGGCTAGAGCTCATGTTGTAGAGAGATATATAAACAGAGGAACTAAGGGTCTTGATGTAGAAAACTTCTCAAATGAAATGAATGGAAAGAAACTAGATGAACAGATATCTTTCTTGAAGAATCAAGAAGCAATATTTAAAGATAAATCTACCAGAAGACTAGCAGGTACAGTGGGTATGGCAGAACAAGTAAGGGATGCCATGCCCAATATGAAACACAAAAAGAAAATAGCAGGTGGCCTATTAGCAGCATCATTATACGCAATGACTAGTAATGGCGAAGATGGTAAAATAGATTTTGAAGAAAAGAAACAAGAGATGATGTATGCAAGAAGTAATGATCGCACATTTTCTATGTATTCAAAACCAGAAGTATACCATGGCACAGGTCTATACCTTTGGGAAAACGCAACTAGGCATCATGAATATTAAAGAAGGAAGTAATTATGAATAATGAGATGGGTCCAGATATAGGAACAGCTAGGCTATATGGTAGAAGATTTAATCAGACAACATATAATGCTGCGGCTCAAACATTCAATACTGCATATGATAAAGTTGGTATTGGTGCCAACTATGCAGGCAGAGGTATAGGTAAAGCATCTAAATATATAGAGAAAGCCTCTATTCATACTCAAGGATATTATGATGCATATGCTAGTGAAAAAGTAAATAAAGCTGCTGCTGGAGCAGCTACTGCTGGTAATAACTTTATGAATAATGAAGTTTCATCATTAAAAACAGGAATTAAAAATGCTTCAAGCCTGATGGGTGCTAGAAGCTCTTTGTATAATGAAACAGCATGGGAAAGAACAAAGGCAATAGATGCATCAAATAGGACCATGATTAATAAAGGTCTATCAGGTCCTGCTGCACCTGGTGGTACATCAGCAGGTAAATTCTTCGCTAAAGCAGGTATGGCAGCTACAATAGGAAGTGGTGTAAAAAGAGAAGCATTCATGAACTCATTGGGTTTACTAACAAGACATCAAAAAGCTGCTGCTAAATCTGGTGGAATGGCAGGAGCACAAAGATGGATGATGCCATTAGGAGCTGCAGTAGGTGGAGCCATGACCTTAGCAGAAGGTGGAGGTGTTGTAGATTATGCAGCAGATTTTGTATTACCATCAATGGGTATAATGGCAGGTTGGAGTGTAGGTAAGAATTTAGGGTTTGGAGCAGCTAAATCATTTGGAGCATTAGCAGGTGGAATATCAGCATTAAGCAAAGCTACTGGTGGTAAGGGTTCAGTAATAGGTGGTGTTGCAGCAAGAAGAGGTATGTCATTAGGCATGGGTGCAGTAGGTGGTGTTGCAGGAGCAGCAGTAGGATTGGCGGCCACAGTAGCTATAGGAGAGGTGGCTAAGCAGTTTGGTGATTCCAATAGTGAAGTTAACCAGACAGCAGAATCATTGCGATATGCAAAATTTAATTCAGATTTCGACATGACACAAAATCAATTAACACACAGACAAAGAACCCTTAGTAAGCTATCAAAGAGTGGCTTAAATGATAGAGGGACATTATTAGGAAATGAAGCACAGGTGATGGCAGGGATAATATAATGACTACAAATATAGAAAGCACAAAGCAGATCAAGAAGTCATTCGGGAATACTCCATTATCCAAAATATACTGGAGAGATTATCTTGAGGCAAAGGATTATACTAATGATATAAACTTAATGTGCTCAGATTGCATAGAGACTCAAATAGCTAAATATGGAAAACAACAAATAGAATGTAAAGGTCTAGCATCAGCAGACATGCTTGTCGATGAAAAGCTAAGACATCTGTTTTCAGAAGAAGATATAGAAACTGCAGAACAATTAGCCAATCCTTATGCTTGGGCAAATGCAAATATACACCCAAAGAAATTTACTGAAAGATGGTATCAGGAGATGTTTACGAGATGTACTAGTAAGCGTCTAACACTTAGATGTGGTAGACGTGCTGGTAAATCATACTCCATGGCATTAAAGATGCTCCACAGAGCAATGATGACTGAGTGTAAAATCCTAGTAGTAACTCCATATGAGGTTCAAGCAGAAGAGCTGATGAATCTAATACTTGAATTTGTATGGGCACTAGACCCGAGTTATGGAGATTACGACTCCATAATCGAGAAATTCATTAAGTCACCAACCTACTTTATGAAGTTCAAAAATCATTCAAGAATAAGAGCATTTACAACTGGTGCATCTGGTGCTGGTTCAGTTCGTGGACAGGCAGCAGATATTATCGTTTTAGACGAAGTAGACTACATGTCAGAAGCAGACTTTAATTCAATCCTTGCCATCCTAGCAGATAACCCAAATGTTGAACTATGGGTAGCATCAACACCAAATGGTAGATCACAACTATATAGATTAGAAGAACTACAAGATTATAGATCATTTCATTTTCCATCATTCGTATTACCACATTACAATGATAAATTAGATAGAGAATTTAAAGGTCAGTTTACGGATATAGGCTATGTACAAGAAGTAATGGCTGAATTTGGTGAAGGAGAATCCAGTGTGTTCCAAGACTTCTTCATAGAAAAGAACACACTAAAAGGAATAGACAGAAAAGACATAATAGAAAATAGAGATAGATATGCAGTATTCCTTGGTGGAGACTGGAATGACGACAAGAATGGTACTAGATTATTAGCAATAGCTTTTGATAAAGTAACTAAACAATTCATAGTAGCAGAGAGAAGAAGAGTATCCAAAGAGGGATGGACGCAAGTTGCAGCAGTTCAAGAAGTGATAGAATTTAATAGAAAATATAAATTTGATTACATATATCTAGATGAAGGATACGGTGTTTCCAACATACAATTCATTAAGCAATATGCATTAGACAAAAGAGGTGTGTTGCCGATAACCCATCCAGACTTAAGATTATCAGAAGTAGTTGGTATCAACTTCTCCTCAAAAGTAGAAGTTATACCAGCAGAAGGTGGAGATCCAATAAAGAAAGATATGAAAACATATCTAGTGGAAAACACAGTACGCCTATTAGAACGTGATGCTTTAAAATTTGACATGGAATATGATAAAGAATTATTAGCACAAATGAATGCCTATGTAATACTGAGAACTACACCAACAGGTAAACCTGTATATGGTTGTGAAGATACAAAAACTGGAGACCATGATTTAGACGCATTCATGGTTGGCCTATTAGGATGGAGTATGGAAAATTCTACATTCCTAAACCATGCTGTAACAGATACACTTGTTAAACTTGTATCAAGAGAAGAAATGGGGGAGTCTGAAGCCGTAAATCAATCAATAGGACCCGGATTATTTGCAACAGCTATGACTAGAAAAAGTCCAACAAGGCTGTTCAATAGTAAAATAAACCGTTATAATAGAGCAACTTTCAACAAGAATAGTACTCAAGGTTTACTGGGTATAACCAGAGATACCAATGTGTTAGCACACACAAGAAACAATACAAGTAGGAGATCTGAATTTTAATGGCTACCATATCGCAATCACCAGAATTGGCAACTATAGATAATAATACGGTGGATCAAGCTGTAGGCTTATGCTATTTTGATTTAGAGACAGAAACTCTTATTGAGATAGATAAACTTCCAGATATGTTTCTCTCAGTTGAGCCAGAAGGCGCAGCTATTAGAAAATTTTATATGGTAATGTCACCAGTTGATATAGTTACCTGGGTTCAGTTATTTATAATATCTAATGATTATAATGCTACAACATACTCTATTAAGGTAATAATTAGTGAAGAAGAACCACCAATAAGTGCTTTCAGCATACTACCATCTTACAACAGTTATAGGATAGACAATCCTCCAATGGGAGAATTTCTATCAGTATGGCTATTAATAGAAAACATATCAAAAGTAAATGAGATAGTTAATATTGGCCTAACACTAAACTATGAGTAAAATAGAAGAACGCAAAAAACAATCAGTAGATGCGATCAGAGAACTCAGAAAGATAAAGTCTACACTATCAGAAGAGTTAGCAGACGTAAGGGTTATACTCGATGAGAAGGATAATCCATCTATAGCAAAAGCAATTACTCAAGTTTTCGGTGAAATGAGTAATGACGATCCAAGAAAAGGATATATAACTTTTGATATGTATATGACTTGCTTACGCATATTAAGAGCTGCAGGCGGAGCTAAGGCCAGCTCTATACTTGAAAGAGAATTTGTTTAATGGGATTGCCAATAAATTTTATAGACTATTCATCGTCATTTATGATGGCAAGAATAGAAGCAGAAATATACATGCGCATATACCAATATGCGGCAGAAGATTTCCGTTCGACTTTTGATTGCAATACAGCACATCAAAGGATTATAACTTGGCAAACACAATCAGAACTATCTGTTTCAAACTATGCAGCTCAAATAGCGTTCCATATACATGAAGCACCAGAAGGACCAACTAGTCCACCAATTCCACAAGCCATGTATCAGATGGTTGTGCCAGCTCTACCGCCACTAAATTTAACTGGAAGGATAGATAACATAGCGGCGAATTTTGTAATACCGTCAGTAACATTGAGTTATATAGATTTATCATTTAGATCTTTTAATATATATATGCCAACATTCAGAAGAGGTTTTCAAATACCAATAGCATATGGACCAATATCATTATCATTAAAGTTAGAGTAACATGGCAGATACAGCAATAGCAAAAGAACCCAAACTAGGCCTAAGTGAGGCCATGTATAATGCTCAGATAATTGTTGATGCCTTTTCTAAGGCTTTGCAAGAAAAGCAATGCATGTCTAGAATACCAATAGCAGTCTATACTGAATCTGAGATGTTTGAAGAAAGGCTGATTAGTACAATAGGATGGATAGGAGAAGATGATAATCCAGACTTCTTACCTACACAAACGTATACATATTCGGTACCAGGTGATGATCCAGATTTATCTGATAAACAGAATCCAAAACCAAGAACAGTAACATCAGAAGCACAGGATTTTCAAAGATCCTGGGCTGATGAATGTTTTGATTGTGGAGCTGAATTCCCAGAACTAGATTTAGATAGCTTATTTGATTCAATACTTAAAAGGATAAAAGAGTTCATTGAGCAAATTAAAAACATGTTCAACTTCGACTTGCCTAATTATTGTCAATTCTCATACATGTTATCATATGTATGTATACCTGATTTAATAGCAATATTAGCTTTAATTCTTGCAGCTATATTAAAACTAATAGGATCAATTTTTCTTGGCACGTTCTCATTATTATCTTTCATACTTGGAATAATACAAACCCTAATAGGAGCACTATTAAGATTCGCACTAGCAATGATAAGATATGCTATGAAGCCCATCTCCTGCCTATTAGATACCCTAGCAGAAATAGCTAATAATATACCAACAAAAGAAACATTACAAAATAGATTATCAGAAGAAGAATACGAACTATTATATGGTGAAGGATCAGTTGATGGATCACAAGATTTACCAGAAGCAATAAATAGTATGAGAAGAGCTGCTAGTGGAGTATCTGCTGATGCAGGTGCATCTATAAAATCTATATTTGAATCAATAGGCTCCACAGTTGAAAAAGCAGCTGGTGCTGTTGACGACAGTATAGAGGATATGTTTGGCTTAGTAAGTTATTTAGAATGTGAACCAAAAAGAAGTGGCGTATCTATATTTGAAAAGATAAATGAGATAATAGAATTAGTACAGATAGCTAATATCATCATGGCAATAATAGATAAAAAAGCTGCTAATAATGCTCGTGATAAACTATGTAAAGATACAGATGATGGAAGAGGAAAATTCTTATCTACTGGTGATGATATATTTAATCCAAATAAACTAGTAGAAGACAATCTAAAGAATGGCCTCACACCAGAAGAAATAGCAGAAGTAATAGAGGAAGCTATAGGTGTCAACACAACTATAGTGACCGATGAAGATTCATCTACAGATATAGGTGTATTAATAAAGAAAGAAGTAGAATACCAAACAAGGTTGAATTTATACAGTTGTGATATTCCCGATATAATTACAGAGTACCACGTAGAACCTATAGTAGATAGAGCGACAGCAATACCAGATGACGTGCTTTTCGGAAAAGGTCCAGGATTACCAAGAACAACAAATATAGAAAGAGTAACAGTTTCAGATGCAGAAGAGATAGCATCAGAAGGTGGTTTTCAATTCCTACCATTTGATATAGCAGTAGATGCAAATCTTTCTGTAAATGATATAATTAGGGATCTTATCTCCACAAGAGTAAAAAATAATATAACTAATATTAATGATGGCTCTGATGCTAGCAGTATAGATAAAGCAGATAGTGGCTTAAAAGAACCAGATACGATACCATCACCAGATGATTATTCGCTAGGAATACTAGTACAAGATGCAATACCAGCTTCTACTTTCAATAAGACAGTGGAATTAAAATGTGGATCTATAGCGAACATAGAAGAACAATTTTCAATATTCAAGGACAACACATAAATGTCAGATCTACTTTTTCAAACAAATTATAATCCTGATCCATATATGAATGCTTTCGCAGATCAGGCCAAATCTATAAAGATATACAACACTAAGAATCCGACATTCTCGTTTTTTACAACTAGAACCATTCCATGGACTAGTGGTAAAAGACCGTTCGATAATGGAGAATATGACCTATACGAAACTGGTAGGATAATAGATACTGAATCATTAGTCATGAGGGCATTCAATAAAAAGAATACTCTTATGTTTAGAGATGGCTATGAGATTAAATCTAAAAATGAAGAAAACCTAAAGTATATAAAAAGAAGAATAGCAGAGATAGAGTATGTCTCTGGTAAAAAATTCGATGATATGTTAAGAGAGTATGCATACAACCTAGTTGCTTTTCATAATCCATACATAGTTAAAGTTAGAAAAGAAGAAGCATCTACTGGTGAGGTCAGGAAATACAAAGGTAAAAAGAACCTCAAGCCTGTCGCAGCATACTATTGCTTAGCACCAGAGACTGTAGAGAAAAGATTAAACGATGCTGGTGATGCAACAAGATATAGACAGTACATGGGTATGAGTGGAAAGTATCGAGAATTTGCAGAACACAATATTATATATACACCGTTCAACAAAAGAAGCGGATTCACCATGGGGACACCCCCATTGGAATCCACAAAGGAAGATATACTTGCTCTCAGAAGAATTGAAGAATCAGTTGAGACACTCATATATAAATCTTTATTTCCAATAATACATTTAAAAGTTGGTACTGATAAAGTACCTGCTAAGACATTACCAAATGGACAATCAGAAGTTGATGTAGCTACACAGTTATTAGAAAATATAGATGACAATGGAGGAATAGCAACATCGGAAAGAATAGACATAACAGCAATTGGAGCAGAATCATTAGCTCTAAGAGTAGAGTCATATCTAGATTATTTCAAGAAAAGAGTGTTTGCTGGCTTAGGTATGTCTGCTATAGATTTCGGAGACGGAGACACCACAGGTCGCGCAACAGGTGAAGTCCTATCAGCATCACTAAAAGATTCAGTCGTAACTTACCAAGTAATAATAAAGAATATGGTAACAGATGAAATATTTACTGAGCTCCTATTAGAATCAGGAAGATATAAGTTCCCATTCCAAATAGAAGAAGATGATAGAGTATATCTAGATTTCAATACTGTAGATACAGATGAGAAAATAAAAGTAGAAAGTCATGCATTGAATAAAGCTACTCAAGGTGTAATAACTACAGATGAGTTAAGAGAAGAAATAGGTATGCCTCCAGCACCTGAATTATCAGAAATGCATTCCGTTAAGTTAGCAGAAGAGTCAATGAGACAATCCATGGAGTTAGCAGCGCATGCAGCCAAGATAGCACCAAAACCAGCAGCAGGTGGAACCTCTACAGCTAAGAAGACAACCACAACTACAACGAAAAAGACTAAGAGTGGGAATACCAAAACAAAGAACTCTAAACAGGGAGGGGGCAGTAATAGCGCAAAAGCTAAAACTGCACCCAAGAACCAACACTCTTCTTCTCAGCAACTAGCTAGAAACCTGACAATATACGCAACTACTATTAATGATATGAATTTAATCTTAACAAAGATAAATAGAGAGCTTTCAGATCATGCAATGTTAACAGCATCGCACGGTCTAATAGATGGAAAAGATTTCATACCAGAAGATATTAGTTCTGAAATAAATATACAGGTAGAATCATTATTTGATTATCTTTCAAATAATAGTAAAAGTTTTAGTGAAATAGAGTTCAAAATT